TATTGTAGGGTTAAGAGAGATTATCAGCAAGAGATGGATTTCATTGTCAAGTACGAGCCAAGAAATAACTTTATATCTAATCTAGCCATAGACTGTGCAGGTAACACTTTAGTGTTATTCCAATATGTCGACAAACACGGCAAACCTTTACACGATATGCTACGAGATAAATTAAAGGATACAGATAGGAATCTGTTCTATGTAAGTGGAGAAACTAACGTTGACGACCGAGAAAATGTCAGAGCTATTACCGAAACACAGGGGGATGCGATTATTGTGGCGAGTATGGGTACTTTTAGTACTGGCATCAATATTAAGCGTCTGCATAATATTATATTTGCTTCACCAAGTAAGAGTCAAATTAGGGTTCTACAAAGCATAGGACGTGGGCTTAGAAAGTCAGCAGATGGTATAGACACTAAAGTATATGACATTGCTGATGATTTACATTGGAAGAGTAAGAAGAATTATACCTTAGTTCATGCGGCAGAGCGCATTAAGATATATGCTAAAGAGAAATTCGACTACAAAGTTTACGATATAAATATATAATATGGAAGAACTTAATATAAGAAACTTTAAACTAATCAACGGTGATAATATCATTGCTTTGGTTAGTAATGATAACAGAGACAACTATATGGTTGAGAGACCGGTTTCTGTCTATAGTACTATGATTGGTGGTTATCAGTTTAGCCCTTGGTTTCCATTCTCTGATCAGAAAAGATACTCTATTGATAAGCATAATATCATGGGTAGCTCTAGTGTGGTAGATTCCATTAAGAAGGAGTATATTAAGTATGCACTCTCGGCCTCTTGGGCCTTCGAGCCTCCGGAGAGTCAAGAGACATTATTAAATAGAATTACAGATGAGATATGTAATAGATTTGAAGCAGAAGATGAAGTTTACCCCGTAGATGATGTCCCTAATCACAAGGAAACCATACATTAATTATGGTATACCTCTACCCCTCCCGGTTGACTTATATATTATACTACATTTAGCCGCTTTTGTCAACACTTTTCTGTAAATAAATTAAATTAAAATAACACTTTACTTTGCCTTAAAAGTGTAGTATAATATACTATTATATGGAGGAAACCCACTAATGGCTAAACTAAAACCGAAAGAAAAACCACATTATGTGAACAATAGAGACTTCTCTGAAGCCGTCTATGATTATGCAAAGGAAGCTCTTGTAGCTAGAACTAATGAAACACCCTTGCCTATAGTAACAGACTATATTGCTACATGTTTTATTAAGATTGCAGAAGGACTATCTCACAGACCTAACTTTGTTAGATATACCTACCGAGAAGAAATGGTAATGGATGCAGTAGAGAATTGTTTACGAGCCATTGGTAACTATAACATCGAAGCTGCAACTAGAACAGGCACACCTAACGCATTCTCTTACTTTACCCAGATCTGTTACTTTGCCTTTATTAGGCGAATAACTAAAGAGAAGAAACAACAGGATATTAAGTTCAGATACATTGAGAAATGTGGCATTGAGGACTTTGTTGCTATGGGTATGGACGGCGAAGGTGCCGAACAAACTATGCAGTATGTAGATACCCTAAGAAATAGAATTGATCAGGTTAAAACCAGGGACGCTAAGATTAAAGAATTTGCCAAAGAAGAAAAGGCAAGAGAAAAACTAGAACTTTTTATGGTATAATTATGTGGAAATATGAATGCAAAGCCGGCAAAGCTAAAGATAAACTAGAATTATTTATGGTGTAATATATGAAAGTAGCAATATTAAATGATACACATTGTGGTGTAAGAAATTCATCAGATATATT